ATTGGAGAGAACTCCCTCATGGGGGATGCGGATGAGTTGGCTGATTATAAGCTCTATGAAAACGGGCATTATTTATGTACCGGTTCGTTAAAGAAATTAAGCAAAATTACAGGGAAAGATAAATTGCTATTGAAATTCTATGCAGATTTAAATAGAATAGGCAAAGAAACTGGCAATTTAAAACTTGTAAAAAAATAGAAAGAGGTAAAAATGGAGAATTTAATTTTAAACAAAGTGAAAAAATGGTTTATTGATCGAGATCTATAAAACGGGGGCCGGCTAGATAAACAGTCATTAAAATTAAGTGAGGAATTTGGTGAGTTATGTGCAGGATTCTTGAAAAAGAATGAAGCATTAACCAAAGACAGTATTGGTGATTGTGCTGTAGTAGTTGTAGGTCTAGTATTGCTGATTAAAGAGGATGTACATGGCATCTTTGAAGAGGCTAATAATATTAGACGAAAAGAAGCAATGGACTGTTTCAAATTGCTAAATGCTAACATTTCAGAGTTTCAGCTATCTCAAGATTTAGCAAGTAAAAAAATATGCCGTCATAACCTTGTGCGCATTGTTGCTTACTTGAAATCAATCAGCAATATATTGGGTTATGAATTTCTAGAATGTTTCACTGGGGCCTATAACGAAATCAAAGATCGGAAAGGCAAATGGATTGATGGATCGTTTGTAAAAGAAGAGGATTTGCCAGATGAATAAACAAGAGTTGATTGAACGGATAGAATGTTTAAAAAATCTTTTCGGAAATAAATCTGAATATGTCGAAATAGATACGGTAATTAGACTTATTTCTGAATTAGACGAACCGCAGGAAGTAGAGATCCCAATTTTTGTGGCGGATTTTATCACAGAACAAAAAAAACTAGGTCATACGCTGTCCTACTCAATAGATGCATGCATGTCTGATAGAGTTGCAGAATGGTATTGGGATAATTCCGAACTCTTCGCTCTTTCTTGGGTCAATGGCTACACGGTCGAGAAAGAGAAGCGGTATTATGTAAGATTTAAAGGGATGGAAAGTAATGATTTTAATTACTTAAACTTTATCAAATTTCAACGTGCTTGGGTGTTATCGTCGTTAAAAATTGACAAGAAATTTCGTACAGAACACACTCGCAAAGAGTTAGAAGATGCTGGTTTTGGATGGGTGTTTGATTGCCCAGGGATTGAGATTGAGGAGGTGGAGGAATGAATAAACAAGAGTTGATAAAACGTATTTCGGGGCTGCCTTATTCAGAAGGTCCTATAGCAGATACAGTCACAGTAAATAGAAATTGGATATTGGGATCTATAGAACAACTAGACGAACCACAGAAAGTCACAGTACCGCAGTTTGTGGCGGATTACATTAGATATGCCATAGAGAATGATTGGGATTTTCAAGATTTATTTAAGTGTATAGAAGATGAAGAAGATGAAAAACTTCTGAGATGGGCTTATCACGAACGTAATCAAGAAACGCTTGCTGCCGCTTGGATCAATGGCTACACAGTTGAGAAAGAAAAACGGTATATAGTGAAGATGAGTGCAACAAAACAACCGCTATTTTATAACAGTCTGGAAAAGAGACTATTCTTTTCTTTGGGAGAATTAGCTACTCAATTTACCTTCAAACAACTAGAAGAGGCTGGATTTGGGGAAGTATTTAACAGCCCGTTGTTTGAAGTTGAGGAGGTGGAAGGATGAAAAAGCAGGAATTAATTAAAAAGTACGAGGATCTTTTTGAAAAGCTTTATGCTTTTCCAATCGTTACGATCAACGGAGTTATAGAAGACTTTAAGCAGTTAGATGAACCACAGAAAGTAATGATCCCACGTTTTATTGCCGACTGGATCGTGCAAGCAAAAGAAGACGGGTATAACATCGCTGGTGCGATCAACGAAGCACCAAGAGGTACGGTTGATGATTGGCTTGAGTTAGAAAACGTGGATATATTCGCAGAAGCTTGGGTCAATGGTTACACAGTCGAAAAAGAAAAACGGTATATCGTGAAGGTGAAGGGCATAAGTGTTGTTAATGGGTGTTTGAAATGCGATGTGGATAACGCTAAATGGTTTTTCAGCTGGCCTGAAGAATCCGACCGTTATCGTGCAAAACACACCATCAAAGAACTTGAGAAAGCTGGGTTTGGCTGGGTGTTTGATTGTCCTGGAGTTGAAATTGAGGAGGTGGAGGTATAATGCCAAATTGGGCCAAAGGATCTCTTAAATTAAGAGGAAAAAGCGAAAATATTGCATCAGCATTGAATGAAATGCTATTAAGCGACACTGTAACATTAGAAGATGAATATGATGGCACTCTACTTAGATTTAACAACACAGCTCCCTATTTTTACATCAATGGAACAAGGCGAGCGTTTATTGATCAAAAACAAATAGAAGTTTGGCTTGAACTTGAAAAAGAATTTTGTATCGTTGAACTGGATAATTTTAAGCAAGCATGGAGTGCTATTCCAGAAAATTATCAAGAAATTTCAAGTAAGTTTGATGTTGATATTAAAATTTTTACGTTTGAGTGTGGCATGGAATTCACACAGGAAATTGAAATTTCAAAAGGTGAAATTATCAAAAATATTTGTTATGAATACGATGATTATCAGTGGGAAGTTCCATTTAGCAATTTAGGAGGTTGAGGGATGAAACAACCTGAACGATACCTATCTAGACTTTTTATTCCTGAACTTATTGAAGACGAAGATATTATCTTCAATAAAGACAGTGAATATCACAAGCAGAAGAAGAAGGAAAAGAAGAATCCTATTTTTAAAAGAAATAAGTCCAAAAAAAGATGGGCGCTTTGAGGAGGTACAGAATGATTCCAAAATTTAGAGGTATATCTATTGCTGACGATAGCAAAGGTAAAATGCAATATGGTTATCCGATTGCAGATGGTGAACAAGCATTTATTATCAATGAAGTGGTAGAAGCTAATGAACAATATATCACTATCGGCTCTTGGTGTCCTGTAGATCAAAAAACAATTGGACAATACACAGGTCTCAAAGACAAGAATGGCAAAGAAATCTTTGAGGGGGATATCATCCGAACGAGTGCTTATGGTTGTATTGTAGGTTTTGGTGAATATACTTATTTTGAAGATGAGAATACACCAACAACAGAAATTGGTTTTTACTTATCATTTCTAAACGTGACTCCTGCTACTTATGCACCTTTTGATAAATATTACTGGAATAATTGTGAAGTGATAGGAAATATTTATGAGAATGAACTGGATTTAATAATGTACGCAGCCTATAAATATAATAAAGAAACGAGTGAGGTAACAGAGGAGGTCACAGAATGACAGTAGAACAATTCCTTAAATCTTTATCTTACCTTATGTGGACTTCATACTGGTCAGTAATTATTTATAAGTTTTTTAGAAATGATAAAGATTGAGAGGTAGCGGAATGAGACCAAACAGATATCCATATACTAAAGACAAACGGAAGGAAGATGTTGATACAGTATATTTCGGGGATGGCGGTTGCGTTAAAGTGAGAGCAGAGCATATTAGGATTACAAGCGAGGTGAGACAATGACGATTGTATTTTATTTAAAAGATGGCCATAGGTTTGAAGCGCACAGATGTAGTTGGGATGATTTGGATAGATTGACCAGTCAATTTAATAATGGGCATCTAATGCGTGTTAAGGGTCTATATATCAATCCGAACGAGTTAATTTCTTATGCGGTATACGATGTTGAGGAAAAATAATGGATCTACAAAACTTTATATATTTACTATTCGCACTAGTCTGGCTCTCTGGTCTGATTTGGGCTAGTGTGATCGCTTTTAAAAACAAGGAGAAAAAATGATGAGTTTGGATAATGTACATATACCAATGCGAGCGAACAGAATTCTATCTATTTCCCAAATAAATGGCAAGCTTGAGATAGCCATACTTGGGGAAGAGTTTTTTGAAACCGATTCATACTTTGAAGATCTGCACGATGCAATGCTGCCATTTGACAATATAAGAGATTTAAAGCGTATTATTGATCATATCATCGATGTGGAGGACAATAAATGAGGGTATATATTGTTAGAAAATACCATGGACGCTCAAGTTGGATCGATCCTAAACACTTAGCAAAATACATTGAGAAAGAATTTGAAAATAGACATGACGCACTTGCTTATCGTGAAAGCTTGGGCTTGCAAGGAATTGTGGAAGTCTACACCAAAGAGGTAAATGAATGAATCTAAGAAGTAGATATGGATATTTAATTCTAGCCCTGAAGCAATATCCATTCGAGAAAGAAATCAAGGAACGGATTGAAGAAATTGAAGTACCTTGGAAGCCAACAGATCCAAATACAGGGATTAAGAGCAATAAGGTAATGACTCCAAAAGCTCTGTCCGATATCATCAAGAAAGAATCGGATCCAGAACTACATCGTCTCGAATTGCTCAGAGAAGCAATCAGCACTATCAAGATTTTGACACCAGAAAAACAATGGGCAGCAATCAAGGAAGTATACATTGATGGAACTCTAACTGTGGAAGGAGCATCGATTAAATACTTACATTGCAGTAAGTCGCTTGCATACAAGGAAGTGATCGAGCCATTCTTTAGTGGGCTTGAAAAGAAAATCTATGAACTATCTGTGAACACTAAGATCAATATTAATTTGGAAAAAAGTTAAAAATACGGTCGAAAGTGTGGAAAAAATTAAAAAATAAGGTGGTAAAATTATATCATCGGGTAAAACCGAACCGATGGATCCTTATGAAACGGGTTAGGAGTTAGCTCAGTTGGTAGAGCGGTCGGGTTATAACCGGCGTGTCACGGGTTCGAATCCTGTACTCCTATTATCAGCCAAGTCAGCACAAGCTGGCTTTTTATTTTTCCTAGGAAGGAGGTGGCACTGTGAACATTGTGGATCCTATTCGTGACAAAGATGATATCCAGGCAATGAAGGAATATCTTCGAGAATGGAATGAGCGAAACTATTTACTCTTTTTATTTGGTATCAATTCCGGATTGCGTGTAGGAGATATCTTGAGGATACGAGTAAAAGATGTTCAAGGTTGGTATATCAAAATCAAAGAGCAGAAGACCGGAAAAAGGAAACAGCTCAAGATGACAAAGACTCTGAAAAAGGAAGTCAGAGAATACATCAAAGATATGCCACTAAGATCGGAAGAGCGTCGTGTAGGGAAAGAGTGTAGATCTC